TAGTAAATATTTCTAGCTCTATTAGTTGATCCTCTATTAACTGTCCATATGTAGTTTTATCAGGAGAATCACTTCCAAGATCTTGCAATAGTTTTTGATTTGCATTTTGTAGTGCTGCTAAATATTTACTAAAATCACCTCTTTGGGTTAACATGTCTTTGTTATCATTTACCCAATCTGTAATATCACGTATTTTTTGTTGTAGTACAGTAGTAACCGCTTCTGTAGTACCGGCTAAGTGTCCTATATCAACACCTAAAGTTATTTTAATTTCTTGTGCAGCCTTTTCTTGCTTTTCAGACAACTTTTTTATATAATCTGTACTTAACTGTAGTAATGGTGGTATCTCTGTTGTAGTTTGACCAAAAGGAGTGTTAATAGCAAACTTAGTAGCTCCAGATAACATTTTATTAAAGAAAGGGGTAAATAAATTAGTTCCAGCAGAACTATAACTACCAAATACTACACCTATAATATTTATGTCATTAACTGAATTAAAATAAACTAAAGCTGGACCTGTTGTTAGTAATTGATTAAATTGATTTATATCTAATTTAACACTATCATTATACCAACCATCTTTAGTAAGAATCAATCTATTTGAAAATTTATTTTTTATAAATGCAATTAGAGCTTCTTTTAATTGATCAAAATTAAATACAGTTAAACCTAAAATTGTTCCTATAGTTCTATCATAAATATCACTTATTTGTGCTATAACTGATTTTCCTTTTTCTGCTCTTGTTACTTGAGATGTTTCTCTTTCATATGCAGCAATCATCTTCTGTTTGTATTCTTCCCTGAAACTATCTATTTGGTTTTTATCTGCAAACTGTATATAATTTTTTAAAGTAAGCTCCATAACATTCATTGCCCCTAATTGTATAGGAACAAAATGTGGTCTAGATGCTAATTTTGCTCTAGTTTTACCAAATAATTTATCTTCTTCTTCAGCTTTCTTTTTAGCTAAAGGTTTTTTAATACTATCAACTAATTGTTTTTTAGTTGCCATTATGTATAATCCGCAACATATTGATCTAGCACACGCTTAATATGTGCAGGAAAGTTTGTAGTAGCTACATACTGAATCTGCGTAACATTAGGCGTTACATCACGGTTTACATGCACAGCACCGTTATTTTTCATGTAGTACTCAACTATATCCATTACAGCCAGTTTAAGATCATCAGGTACGCCATCATATCCTGCTAAGTACTCTACTCTATAGCCACGTAAGTAGTAACTAAAGTAAGCTTCTTTAATAGGTATAATTTTATAATCATCTTGTACCCAATCTACATATTGTTCTAGTGTGGTATCATAAGTTTGACCATAATCTGTGCTTAAACTAAAATCTATAATATCATATAGTGGGCTTTCTGCTAATATAATTTCACCATAACCACCATTGTGTATTTCTACTTTAGGAAAGGTATAGTAGTCTATAAATGTTCTGCGGCAGTAGGTTTTTACAAGCTCGCTAACTTTAGGTATTAAAAACTCTATTTCATTATCTCTGTTAATACTAGTAATATTTAAGTAGTCTTTATACTCAGCTTTGGTAATTAGCGGTAATCCCATAAATTCCTCCGGCTTCTAAATACTGTAAGAGTATTTAGAAGCAGGGCTCTTACGAACCCTGCTTATATTAAAATTAAACGTAACGAACTGTAACTACACCAGCACCTTCGTTGCTAGTAAGTTGTGTCATACCGATACGTAAGCTTGATACTAGTACACGACGTTGATTTACAACTTCATCATCTGTATCCATACGCATGCCGCGATAGTTACCTACAATAAAGTTACGTGGATTAACTAACACAGCAACTACATCATTAGCAGCTGCACCTGTTAACTGAGCAGTAACAACTACTGGAGTTTGTGTAATTAAACCAACTTGACCAGTAATTAACACATTACGTGACTCACTAACTTTATCTGTGCTTTGAAAAGTTGTGTCGTCTAGTAAGTCGTAATAAGCTGTTTGGCTAACAAATAGGATTAGCTCACTTGGCTCTAGACCCCAAACTCCTAGCGCACGACGTGCATCCATAAACTTAGCATTTGTAAATTTAGCAGCAACAGCAACTGTAGGGCTTGAAGTTGTACTAGCATCATAATATGCTAAGCCGTTAATGCCAGCAGCATAAGTTGTAGCACCAACATCATTACCAATTAACATAGACTTGTCTAGTGTTTTAGCCATACGACGTACGATAGCATCACGAATAATAGGCACTAAGGCGATTAAGCCATCTTCCTCTTCTTCAAATGCAATGTACTCTTTGGTAGCTAGTTTTGCACTGCTTAAGCTGATTTCTTTGAGTGCATGTGTACGCTGTGTACCACTGCTTGAAGCGCTACCAAAATCTGAATTAGCAATCCAAGTGGCATCTGCACCAGCGTCTGGATTTAGTGGCATCTTCATAAATGGTTGTGGCATAGCAATTTGACGAATTGTGCCACTAACTACTAATTGACGACGAATTTCTTCTTCCATATTGGTGCTAATTTCTGTTTCCCAACGCTGATCAGGTAAACGAAAAGCACCACCAGCACCACCACCACTACCAGCTGCACCAGCAGTACCACCACTAGCATATTTAGTAGTTAATTGATTGTAGTATTTGGTTTCATGTAGTGGACGCTTCATAATCTTGCTGATAAATACAGCAGCTTCTTTTTCGCTATAGCTAATATCGCCATTCTCACGTTTGTCGTTAAACTGCATACGACTCTTTTGAATAGCTTCTAGTTCACTAGCTTTTTCACGTAGTGCACTCTCTAAACCGTCTAGTGCACTCTTATGTGCTTCTGCTTGATCGTTTAAGCGCTTTTCTACTTCGGCTAATAAACGCTCGCCACCTGTGTCGACTGTTTGTACTGCAGCAACAGCAGCTTTAATTTTTGCTTCTAGTGCAGCTTCAGCACGTGCTGTTTCTTGTGCTTCTTGAGCTGCTTTTGTTTGTGCCTCAACAACAGCTTTAGCAGTTTGCTCAGCAGCAGTAGCAGCAGCTTTAGCTAACATTTCTTCTAATAACTTTGGATCCATGTTCCATTCCTTTGTATTTGCGCTATTTGCTGGCTTGGAGTCATCTAGCTCTTTAGCTGATTCTTCCACTGCAAATTGCTGTTTAAATAAATTATATTCCTCTGCACTATCAAATGCTTTGGCCAAACTAAAAAGCGTATTCTGATTTGCAGGTACGCTGACTACACTGATTTCATGTAACTCTAGGTCTTTAATCAAAAATATTTCTAGTTCAGATTTATATTCTGCATCCTTGACCCTAAACCCAATACTAAATGCACTTAGGATACCTCGGCGAATAAGTTTATATACATCACCAGCAGCATCACTAATTGCAGCTTTAATCCACAATCCCCGTTCGTCAACTTTATGTTCAATCATTTTTCCTACAGGCATACGCTGATCGTGGTAAGCTAGGATAATAGGATTTTTTAAGTAATTATCCATGCCACGAGTCCAAACAGTACTAGGTACTACATCGCCTTGACGATCTGTGTCCGTAGTACTAGCATAGCCTTCAATAATAATATCATCATTATTGTCTAGTAATTTTGTGGTAAATTTAGATGATACATAGAGTACTTTATCTTTAATGTTCATTTAATTACCTGCTCCTTGTGGTCTGCCGCCTTGTGAGGGGTCAGCTGCTGAACCTGCAATATTAGCAGGTATTCTTATAGTATCCCCACCATCTAATTTAGGATACCTTAATTCTATTCTAGCTTCGTTTGGTGTTATAACACCACCATTAACTAAACTAACGTGATATTTAGCTAGTTCACCTATTTCTGGTTGTAGTGCGCTTACTGTTGAGGTGATTGCTTCCACATCATAGCCAAAATATCGCTCAAGTGAGGATATATATAACTTAACAATTGGCAGTACTGTTTCCAAGTAAAATAGGCGTAAATTAGGGGCAATGTTAGCATTATTACCACCTTGTAGTAGTAGTGGAGGAACGCCTATAGTTGTCATTATGCGTTCGCTGTGTGTTTTAATAGCTTGATCAAAGTCTAAGTCGCTAAATGTTTGTTCAGTTAGCTTGTAAGGCTTTAAACCACTATCTAAGATAATAGGCCGCTTACCACCACTCTTAGTATTGTATCGTTGCTGCCAGTAAACTAGTGTTTTTTCTTTAGCAGCTTGTGATAGTGTATTCTCCGACGTAAGTACTAACCCAAATATAGTGCCATTATCAAAAAATCTGTGCTGAAACTCTTGCATACTGTAAAGTATGTTGATATTATTTACGCAAGCTTCTAGTCTACTGCTGCCACGATAGATGCTTTTAGAATTAATATCTTTAAAGTAGAATACTTCACTTTCACGAAAATCTACCTGACTGTTGTACTTGTATCCATTTATATACAGTTTAGGGTCGGTAATGATTTCTACGTTATAGGCAGGTAGATGGTACATAAAAGTACCATCATAGTGTATAAACGCATTGCCCTCCAGCAACAAGTCCTTAAAGATTTCACGACGAAAATCTTGTGCTGACTGGTAAGGATTAGGTCTAAAGTTAAGTAAGGTATTTAATGTTTTTTGCCTAACACCAACTACAATTCCATCGTGCACTTTGTCTTTTACGTCATAGTCTAAGCTGCTAGAGGCTGCTACAACCATGTTTACTGATCTGTTTACACTATCAATTGATTGAAAGGCTTGTTGATAAGTAAGTATTTTACTATTACTACTTAGTGTATCACCTTCATCATAGTGTATCTCTTGTTGAGCTGGATTTAGTTTTTCACGAATCCAACTATTAAATCTTTTTAGTACCACTTAATTCCCCTAAGAATTGTGAAAAGTGGGAACTATAGTTTGGTTTATCAACTAAGCTAGGATTACTGTGTTTCAACTGCTGCAATTCAATCCACCGTTTTTGCTTGGGCACACTACTAGGCAGAGGTGACTTGCCATAGATTCCGTGCAGTTGTACATGATGCTTGTTACACAGTGTATACACAAGCTCATAGATTTCTGCATGGTGTTCCTCAATAAACCGGTCTCTAATTGCTAGCACTGCACTATCACTAGTAATATCTATATTTAGTTTTTTGCTCCAAGACTCTAGTAACCCATTTATAGAGTGTAGGTGGTGTAGCTCTAGCTCATGTGTAGTACCACATATACAACATTGTGATTCCTTTTCATAAGCTGACTTAGCTTTGTCTCTGATCCACTTTACTGCAACTCGCTTATTTGTATTTATTGCCATATTTTTTTATTTGTAATTTTAGCTTATTATATACTAAAACCTAATAAAATGTCAACATAAAATTTTTTTAACCTACACTGTAAAGCTATAAATAGCATAACGTAGTGCATCAGCTATGTGCGAATATTCATCGTGCTTAGGCCGTTCACGAGTTAAACCTTCACGATTATCCCAGCGATACTGATCTAGCATACTTAGTACATGTGCACAATCACGATGCACTAATAATCTGCCTTGCTGTATTATAGTTTGTAGATGGGCAATGCCACTTAATACGTCTTTTTTAGCTTTGGTAGTAGCTATATCATAGCTGTATGCTAAGTCACTGGCAAATTGTGCTGCTGCACTATCAATAAATACAGTTTCTATGTGCCAGCGTTCTATCATTCTATGAAAATGTTCAGCATGTTGGCTAGTAGTACGCTCACTTTCTAGGTAGTCTTCAACACAATAAAATTTATCTGTATTATAGTCATAAACAATATTTACCCAAGCTGTAGCATCACGATAACCAGGATCACAACCGCTAAAAGCTTCGCCACGCAGTTCTGGTAGAGTATCAATAATATACTCTGGCTTAAAGCTGTCGTAAATTTGACCCTCAAATGTAGTAAAACTAGCTAAGTACTCTTGCTCAAATTCAGCTTTAGTCATTGATCTGCGTGCCTCTTCTACATCCGATTCTGCCATGCGTAAATTTTCAGTATAGTCAGCTTGTAGGCTACACCACTCTGGAAAACTAGTATTAAAGCCACGCGACCAAAACTTAGAAAACCAGTTATTGCGACCACGCGGTGTACTAATAAAGATTGCTTTTGCTGTGGGCTTGTCTAGTGTTGGACGTAGTGCAATATTAAAAGCTTCTTCACCGCGCTCCGACAGTGCAGCCTCATCAAATATGATAAGATCATAGCTGCGACCCACACTAGAATCAACTGTAGACACCGAACCCATCCTGATAGTACTACCAATTTCTAGCTCAATTACTCTGTCTTTGATATTATCACGCTGTACTTCAATATCAAAGTGCTTGATTAATCTACGCTGTAGTTCAAAACTGATGCTAGAGAGATTATAGTTAGGCGATATGATAAGCACATTTGAATTGGGCACTAGTGTGATTAGTTGACCTATAATATTAGCTATATAAGTTTTGCCTAGTCGGCGAGCAAGTGCAGCGCAAACAAAGCGATATTGTGGATTGTTGATGCTATTGATTAGTGCTATTTGTGGCCTGTTAATAGTATCCCACAAGTTAAGTAGCTTTAAGTAGTTTTCTATGGGCAGCTTAATAAACCTAGATTTAGGGTCGAACTCTGTGATAATATCAACATCAACATCTTCACGACTTACTGTTAGCATTAAACACCTTCGCCACTAATTAATTTATGTATAAGTTGGCCGTACTTTGATCCGTCATCACTATTAATCTGCACGTTAACTTGCTTTTGCGGTCCAGTGCCTTGGCGCAACTTTTCCAGCTGTATTTCACGGTCTAACAAATCCATGCTCATCTTATGTGATAGCTGTAACAATTCAGCTATATCCTTGCTAGAGCCAACTCCCGACTCCTCCAGCTCCTGAAACTTTTGCTGTATTAGTGCATCCATAGCACGTCGCATTAAAAACTTGTTATTATATCCAGTATCAAAGAATACTTGATCTATATAACCACGTACTTCGCGACGGGCTAGTGTGGTTATAACCAATTCTTGGCTAATGTCTAGTACATTGGCAACTTTGCGTGCATCTTGTAGTTGTAGATAGCAATTAGCAATCTCCAAACTTTCTGGACTTATGCGAACAGTTTCAGCAGGTAGTTGCGTTGTCATGTTGGTTCCACTAAATTTTGGTGAAAGATATCCCAGCAGCTTTGCCAGGTCCAACGACGACTTGATAAGTAAACGCGTGCCTTACTAAGACCGAAACATTCTTCAACAGCTGTGTGTAAATCTTTATTAAGTGAACCATTAACTCCCGACTCAACAACATCTAGTGGGCCGTTGCAAGGATAGGCTGCTATAGGTGTACCACAAGCAATTGCTTCTAGCATAACTATGCCAAAGGTATCCCAGCGACTAGGGAACACAAATACGTCTGCTTGTTGATAGTAACTAGCCAATTCTACTCCATGCTTCATTCCCGCAAATTCAACATCTTGATAGTGGTTGCGCAGGTAGTTGAGATGTGGACCATCTCCTACTAGGACCTTTTTAGTACCTGGAATGTTAAGTTCACAGAAACGCTCTAGGCTCTTCTCTTTACTAACACGGCTAACGCATAGCAATGTTTTGTAGGGCTTAGGGTTCCGGGGCTGTGGATTGAACAGTTCACGATCAACTCCACGCGTCCAGGTCACAACATTATTAATACCCTGCTGTTCTAGCTCGTGGGCAACTGATCTGGTAGTTGCTAAACAACGACCACTATGCTTATGAAACCAGCGTATATATCGCCAAGTTAAACTGGTCGGAATACCTAGAAGGGTGTCCAGACCTTCAGGAAATCTAGTATGATAGCTAGTATTATACCTAATACCACGACTTGTAAGATATGCTCTAGCACTAAGACCCAGAGGACCTTCTGTGGCGATGTGATAATAATTTGCAGCTGACGACGAAATCGCCTTGGCCATTTTTGTGGGTAAGGTAAGCTTAACTTCCGGGTAGCCAGGGCAATCAATATAAGGGAACCCAGTGGGATCACAATAATCAATAAGATAACCACTAAGTAGTGCACATTTGGCCAGATTTTTGTACGTAGTAACCACTCCATTTACTTGGTCCGGTAGGTTATCAGTTATTACTAAGATTTTTTTCACAGCGTGCCTCGACCTTGAACCAGGGAAATTTTATATAGCTTGTTAGGCTTTGTTGGGCTTGTTCGCATGTTTGTTGGTTAGGTAGTTGTATGGTAACACGGCCTGGTATATCGTTGGGGTTGTTGATGTTAACGGCTATGAGGATTAGGGTCCAGGTCTTCATGTTTTATCTCGTGCCATTCTATTAATTCCCATAAGCCTGTATCGTGTTCTACTATAGCAGTACAACTTTCAACCCAATCGCCAGTGTTCATATAAACTACGCCATTAAGCTGCTTGATCTCTGCGCGATGTATATGGCCGCAGATTACACCGTCAAAATTTTTACGACTACAGTAGTTGGCTAGGTTTAGTTCAAACTGAAACATAAAGTCTATAGCACGTTTAACTTTGTGCTTTAGGTATTTTGACAGTGACCAGTAACCAAATCCTAATTTATGACGCCACCAATTGTACTTGGTATTGACGGCTAGGAGTACATCATAAGCTTTGTCACCTAGGAAGCTTATCCAGGGTGCTAGTCTGGTGATGCCATCGAACAGATCGCCGTGTACCAATAAGTATCTGTCTCCGTTGATGGCTTCGTGCACCCACTGATTTGCTATTTTAATACTACCAAATGTTATCTGATAAGGAATTAGTGGTCTAAGGAACTCGTCATGATTTCCAGCTATCCAGATAACTTCTGTGCCACGCTTAGCTTTTTTAAGGATTTCGCGAACTACATCTGTATGTGATTGATGCCAGTACCACTTATTTTGTTGTATTTTCCAAGCATCTACTATGTCTCCTATAAGGTAGAGTGTTTCGCAATTATTATTTTTTAGAAAATTGACTAGTAGTTTTGCTTTGCAGCCGTGACTGCCTAGGTGAACGTCAGAGATTGCTATGGTTTTGTAGTCCATTTTAGGTGCTCCTCTAATTAGTTTGATTATAGCTGATTTGCTAGCTATAATCAAGTTAAGATTTTGGCACCCTATGAGTTTTGAAATTTTTTTAAAATTGCGCGTGTTGGGGGGCCCCACCGTTTTACATTTTATAACAGTCTGATAACCGCCCTATTATAAATTCTATAACCTATTACATTATAAATTCTATAACCTATTACATTATATATTCTATAATCTATTACAAAACTTGTACTAAAGATTAGAATCTACCTAACCCGACGAACGGTCATTATAAGCCGACAGGCGGCAAAATTCTCACTTGCAATCCCTGCCCGATTAGCCTATAATAGAATTTCTTTCAACAACTCAGGAGTAGCAAAAATGGCAGAAGCCAAAGCCCCTAATTATACACCAGA